CTTTACCTTCTAATCAAATTAATGACTAGAAATTCTAATAAAGAGATCATCGACGAAAGTCAGCACAGCGCTCTGATGAACCTAGAAAGGTTTATCAAAGAGCGGCCCCGAGTTCCATTAGTCTATAAACAAGTGGTCACGACAACAGATGTGTTGCGGACCCTAGATGGGATGAAGGGGGGCCTGGTTAGTGTCCGAGGCGGACACTTCGCAGATCAAGCGTTCATTGTAATGGAAAATGACGTAGATACATATGAGTTATCATGTATCCTGAGTACTATTTTTCCTGTACACTTGATCAGCCCCTTGGGATGTTCGAGATTCATACAAGGCCTCTTCTATAAAAAGATGAGGGAATCTCGAGACGATCCCGAGCTACAGGAGGCGAATCCTGACTATCTGGGGGAGCGCGATATATTGCGCATCCCCCTGCCGAGTTCTGCATCAGCCATTCACTTTTGCCTTGCTTACTTGGAAGCCCTATTGGACTTCTTTTCGCCAGTAAGCAATCTCCCAGCTCAGTGGGGGTTCGACGCCTATAGGAGCGTGTCGAAATGGCCGGTTGATGCCTTTGTGAGTTATGCTAAGTATTGTACAGCATACCCGATGGCCAAGTTCCTTCGCAATGATTTACCTGCGAAGCCTCAAGGCTTGGAGAGCTATGTGGTCTTTAGAGGACCGATAGCGAAGATGGTGCGCGCACGTCTTTGTTCCTTACGGAATAAGAAGTGTGCCTCTTTCTTCTTTACTCTCCTTCAGGGTGTGAAGCGAGCCTGCAATGTAGTACCAAGGGTGTATATACAAAAATCCCTTTGTGACCACATGTCTATTCTCTCAGATTTTCGTCCCGTTAGTGATGAGACGATATTTGACGAGTTTTCAGCTCTTGCTTCACAATTAGTACGAGGTACCTGCATCTCGAGTGACCAAGTCCTTTCCTGGACAACCCCCTCAACGAACGCCTCCTTCGAGGTCACGAGGTTTAATGGGGGTCAGGAGCGGGCCGTCAGGGATTATATGCGGGAAATAGGGATCTCTGATTTAGAGACAGCTGAAGTGGTTTACACAAATGGTAAGCCCGTGGTTCCTGAGGATCAGGAGGACGATTTAGCTGCGCTCCGAGATGTTGTTAAGCACCTAGGGCGGTTACAATTGCGTGAATTGGATTCAATGCATATAACCGAACATGGTGTTGAGGAACTACGTGGACAACTACGCTCTTCGCATGAGAAGAGGACAATGATCCACGATCAGTTCGTTACAACTTTTGGGCGACCCCTTACTTGTGCAATAGTGCCCCTTTCAGAACCTTTGAAAGTGCGTACGATATCGGCAGGTAGTGCAGTGCCATACTATCTCGCGAAACCTTTCCAGAAGGTGATCTGGTCTCATTTGAGAAAACTCCCCCAGTTTATTGTAATTGGGGAGCCTCTCCAGCGTCTCCACCTCAGTGGAGTGCTCGATCGTGAGTTTCGTCTCACGGAATGGGCCCGGGAACACCCCCAGGCTGAGCGTCTCATCCCTCTTCTTACAAATTTATTTGAGAATTGGGTATCCGGAGACTATAAATCCGCAACGGACCTACTGAAAATAGAGTATACTCTTAAGCTCTTCGACATCTGGACTACTGCCATGTTACCTCCTAATCACCCTGATTATGAGATGATTTGGGAGTACTTCCAATTGATGCGAAAGCTTTTAGAACCTCACAGTATGGCCTATACCGGCAGCAAGAAACTGGAGAAGTTTGCTACAGATAATGGAATTCCCTATAACCGAGTTGACCTAGAAGAAGGCGGCGGTAAGTTTTTGATGTTTGTCATGCAGATGACAGGGCAGTTAATGGGTTCTCCCATTTCCTTTCCCTTTCTCTGCGGTATCAACCTCATTGCTTACTGGATCGCACTAAATAGGTACCTTGGAGTAAAGGTTCCGTTAAAGTTATTACCCCTACTTGTTAATGGGGATGATATCCTTTTCCGGTCCAACGCGGAATTCTACCAAATCTGGCTACAAGTAATAGCGGAGGTAGGTTTTAAGCTTTCTCTTGGTAAGAACTATGTTCATAAGTCATATTTGACTATTAATTCTGAACTGTTCCATCATAGCCCTGACAATCCAATGGAGTTCGAGTCGTTACCCTTTTTTAATATAGGGTTATTAATCGCTCAATCCAAGGGGCGTTTGGCTGATCCAAGACGTAAGCTTCCTCTTGCTGACTTGTACGAGTGGTCAGTTGGTAAAGCACACGATAAATTGCGGGCACATCGTCGATTTCTACATTATAATCAGACGGTGATCCAAGCTATGACAGATAAAGGGAAGTATAACCTCTTTGTTCCTATTATGCTTGGTGGTTTGGGCTTTCCGGTGTACGAGGAGGTCCGGCCTGCAATTGTCATCACAAAGTTCCAGAGGCGCTTTGCGAATTTTCTGTTGGTTAAGATAGAAGAAGGTCTAGCAAAAGGGCAGTATAATAAAACTTATTTTACTGCGCTAGTATCAGACTATCAACCACTCAACAAGACTCTAGTGAAGAAAACGGGAGTCCCGGAGTTAAAACTCATGGGGCTTAATCCGGAACGAGGATGGGAGCTATATAAAGCAGCTCAACCAGTTAAAACCGGGCCGTTCACTCTAGAATTGGACAGAGAATCGCAAGGAGCAGCTTATGATTACCGTTTACCACCCAGTTGGGTGTTGAAACAGTTTTCTAAAGTTCAGTTGCGCCTTAGGAAGGGAATGGGCACACTCGAAGATACGCAAATAACACG